ATTTCTAACAATTAAATAATTTCTTTGCGATGTATAGCCATAAAAACAAAAAGTACATATAATAAACGTGTAAAATACTGAAAAACAAAACAATATAAAAAACGAGAAAAAAACAAATTGTACATTTACTTTAATTTTGCTTTAATATTTGGCTTTATATGAGGCCAATGCTTTAACTTTACTTTAATACATATTTAAATATGGCTTAATAAGCCTTAGAATAGCCCTGAAACGATTGTTTTTGGGCTATTTTTATTTAAACAATAGCTCCTTACCCCGCAATACTTATTAAAAAAATAAACTACCGAAATACCTTTAAAATACCCATAAAAACGGCATGGGCTTACAATTGGGCTTACAAATGGGCTTACAAAACACACAAAAAAAAAACGGATAAAACCCCCTTTAATGCCAAAAATATTGTTAAAAACGAGTTAAAAACACGAATAAAACCCCCTTTAATGCCAAAAAACAGCAACAAAATATCAGTGTAAACGGCACAAAATGAGGGTAAAAGACAGATTTAAGCATGATTTGTGCGTGTGTGACGTGTAAGAGCGTGTGCTGTGTGTGCGTTATTCAAGACGAATAACACCTATGACAATGGCTATGGAATGAATTTTATTTAATGATAACTCGAAAGGATCGTAAGCGGGGTTATCACTAATGATATTTACTGATTTATCATTTGTTCCTTTTCTAATTCTTTTTACAATTACCCCCTGATCTGTATCCAAGACATATACTTTATTCCACTGAAAAAAAATGTCTTGCAACTGAAGTCTTTTACAAGCTACAATATCACCAGAGTTATATTTTGGTTGCATGCTTGACCCTTTAACCGGAATTAGAAACTCTGCATCTTTAAACATAGGAATAATGTACCGTTCTGCTTCGAATTCTAAAACCTGAACTTCACCTGACATAAATCCAGCCATCGCATGAATTGGGATTAACGGAATGCCGCTTCCTTGTGGTGCTAAGGTGGCAATTGGAGTGCCAGAACGAAGCATAGAACCTGTATCGGTAAGAAGCCAGTCGGGATTGTATTGGGGATAATTTTCAACTATAATTTTTATCCATTTCGCTTGAATATCCGTTTTATTTGCAATTGCACGGGATAATACTCCCTTGCTTGCGCCTATTTTACGCTCCAAAGCACCTATACTAATGCCCTCATTTTCAGCGATAATAGAAATTTGTTCTAAAATATTTTTCATTTGGTTGAAAATAATCCCAAATATATTTGGAAGTGTTGATAATTATCCCTTATATTTGCAGCGTGTTAAATGTAAACACGCCACAAATATACAACATATATGGATAAATTAATTGAAGCAAATAAAGAAACACGAAAAAAAATACGCGAACACTTTAATGTAAGTAACGCAAATGTAAGCCAGGCACTAAAATTTCAGAGAAATAGTAAAGCTGCTGTGGCCATAAGGAAAATGGCGATTGAAAACGGCGCAACTCTTTATGAAAAGAAAATGGACACACTTAAAAAAAACATATAATATGAAAGTACTCATTATTGCCATTTTTGAAAAATTACTTACTGATCCGCTGAATGAGCAGATTAGTAAGTGGGCGCTGGGCATTGGATCGGTAGCGTTTTTCGGAAACTTATTTATTCACTTTTTAATGAAAAACGTATGAAACCATCAGATAAATTGAAAGCTGTAGAAATTATAACAGCACAGAACAGCGTTAAATGCTCTTTTAACGTACCGGTAAATGACAATTACAGTAATGTACATGATATTCTTATCCACAATTCAAATGCTGCCACCATAAATAAATTAGTGGAAGCAGGATTTTCATTAAGCATGTGCGATAAAGGATTATCAATAGATAAATATTGAATACCCTCGGGGGCCGACGTAAACAGATAGGTCGGAAAGACAGCCGGAAAGACGGCAGGCCGGTGCGGATCGAAACCCTAACCGGCAGCAAACTAAAAGGCGATGGAAGATGGCCGCGATAGCGGAATAGAATGGATGGAGTCATACGGGATGAAACATTGGAGGAAATAAACCAATGAGGTGTGACTATAAAAAAAACTGAACACGGTACGCCGCCCCCGCGGTACGAGGGGGCATTTTTTTAAAAAGTTCAAATTTTATAATTATGTACGAAAGTTTTGGAAATACGATAGCTGTACCAGTTAAGGCTATAATTGACTCGGGAATTATTTCGAAATCAAATTATGACCAACTGGTTTTACGCAAAAAGGTAAAAGTGCTACAACGCGGTTGCCTTGGTACTCCGGCGTTGGCAGATTTCAGTAGTTTCCCTGAGAGATTCAGGCGAGCAATGGAAACTGTGTTTGGTGATCCTAAGTCTGAACGCAGTACCAACGCACTTGATGAGTTTCTGGGCCAGGATACTAAGGCGATGGAGTATTACAGTTCTTATGAAGTGGACGATAACCGATACTTACCGGCTGACACAATAAAAGAATATTATGCTAACGCGTGCGTGCTGAATGCTATTCACTTATTGCTTAACTCGCGTAGATCGTTACAAAAAATGTGTAGTGGTACAGTTAAGGCTTATTGGCCAACGATAGCTAAAAATGTTATGGATTTGGATCGTAAGGATTACCCTCACTCGTTACCTCTTAATGACCGCCGGTTGAAAGATCGTTACAACCAATATCAAAAAGGTGGTTATGAGGTATTGATTCATAAAAATTTCTGTAATAAGAATAGCGCAAAAGTGGTGGAAGATGCTCAGGAGGCTTTACTTATTGAATTTATGGCCGACCCGCGAAACTTAGATAATGCACAGGTAGCTATGCTTTATAATACAGTGGCTCGCGCAATGGTTTGGAAAGAAATTACACCCGCATCTGTGGGCGTTTGGCGACAGAAAAATGAAACAATGATATATGCCGGAAGGCGAGGAGGTACTGCCTTCAGAAATAAAAAAACAATGCAAGTGCATCGCTCAGCTCCGACGGCTCCACTTTATTACCTTACACTTGACGGTTGGGATGTGGAGTTGATGTATCAGGAGTTTGACGGTAAAAAAACAACATACCACCAACGCCCAACAGCGGTGGTAGTTCTCGACCCATGTGTGAAGTATATTTTAGGCTACGCGCTTGGAACGCACGAAACTCCGGAACTAATTGCACAGGCATTGCGCAACGCAATGTGTCATACTGCTAAACTTTTCGGGCAAATGTACCGAAGCCATCAAGTGCAGAGCGACCGCTACGCTATCAAAAAAATGACACCATTTTATGAAGCTATTGCACACCTGAGTACTCCAGCAAAAGCACACAACGCTAAAACGAAAGTTATTGAGCCGTATTTCTACAAGCTAAATCATGATTATTGCCAATTTGAAAAGAACTGGAGCGGTTATGGTGTGACTTCTGATATTGAAAATCAACCAAACATCGAATACCTGAATAAGTACAAGAAGGATTTTCCTGATTACGACGGTGTCTGCAAGCAATTCTCTGAAATAATTGAAAAGGAGCGTGCAAAGAAAATTGACGAATACCGGAAACTTTGGAATGCAACTTCGGAGGATGATAAACTTGAAATGTCGGTTGAAAATTACCTGCTGACATTTGGAATTACAAAAGGCAAAACGGTAATGCGCGAGCCTTCGGGACTACACAAAACTATTGACGGCATAAAATACACATGGGACTGTTTTAACCCGGCATTCAGGAATAATGACCATATTAGTTGGACTATACTTTTTGACCCAACAGATATGACCAGGGCACTGGCGGTAAATGATGACCGCTCGTTGAGATTCCTATTAGAAAAACCATACGTTCAACCAATGGCGCTTAAAGACAGAAAGCCCGGGGACAGTGGCGAACTACAGCGGGTACGTGAGTTCAATGCATCGCTTGAAAAGCAAGTAGCAGATTTTAGAGAGCAAAATATACTTAAAATGGCTTCGATAGTTCCGGTAATGCTTCAGAACGAAACGCTACAGAAATTCTGCCTTACAGACTCTGAGGGACAGCATAAGAATAACCGAAATGCGAACCGAAAAGCATTGACCGGAAAGGTTGAAAAAGGAATACTCAAAGGTGCAAAGGTTGAAGATGTACAGACCGAAAATGAGGAGTTTAATCCATTTGATAAATATTAATTTAAAAATACACACAACACACATGGAAACGATCATTAAAAACGAAGTTGTAAACGCGCTAAAAATATACATTGAGCGCATGGGTAGCCAGAACAAAGCGGCTAACAGTATGAAGGGCGTGAGCTCGGCTACATTGAGCCAAATGGTAAACGAAAACTGGGAACTAATAACCGACGAAATGTGGCGCAACGTATCGGCACAAATCGGCTATAAAAGCGACAAGTGGCAACCGGTAGAAACCGGTGTTTATACAGCCTTTAAAAAGGTATTAACCGATGTTCAGATTAATAGCCTGGTGATGGCTGTAACCATTGATGCCGGAAGTGGAAAAACATTCACTGCAAAGCATTATGCTGCCGATAATCGCAATGTTTACATGCTTTGCTGCAACGAATTTTGGAACAGGAAACTTTTCCTTCAGGAACTTTTACAGACAATGGGTAGGGACTATACCGGTTATACCGTGGGCGAAATGATGCACGAAGTGGTTTACAACCTGAAAAAACAGGAAACCCCACTGCTGATCCTCGACGAAGCCGACAAACTTACCGATCAGGTGCTTTTCTTTTTCATTACCCTGTACAATCAACTTGACGGCGAATGTGGCATTCTTCTCACTGCTACCGATCACCTGGATAAACGACTGAGAAAAGGCCTTAAACTAAACAAAAAAGGCTACAAAGAAATATGGAGCCGTCTCGGCAGGAAATGCGTGGAACTAAAGCGATGCAACGCTACCGACATTCAGCTGATATGTGAAGCAAACGGCGTGAACGATAGTAAACTGATAAGTGAAATAATTCAGGACTCAGAAAGCGACCTGCGTAGGGTGAAAAGGAAAATACATGCGGTATTAAAAAGATAGCCTTATGATCACCAAACAGCAAAAACGCAGGTTGTACAAAATTCACTACAACCTGCGAAAAAAGGGAAATGATGTAAACGGGCGGGGAAGGCAGGTAACGAAGCGGGCAAAGATAGTTACTGATATTGAACAAAGATGGCTTAACGAGTTGATTGGATTTCAATATTGTATTTGCGATGGACTTTTTACCCCCCCCCCATTTTGGAGAAATAGAGCACAATTAAATTGATTTATGGCACTACAACGAGCACTGACGGTTGATAATGTACTTGCAAAAAAATATAAACTAATAGACTTTACAGGCGAATGGTATGATGCATTTGACAAGCCTGAGATGAGTGGAGTATGGTTTGTTTGGGGCAATTCAGGAAACGGGAAGACAAGTTTTTTAATTCAAATGATAAAGGAGTTGGCAAAATTTGACAAAGTGCTTGTAAATAGCCGTGAAGAGGGAACCCGGCACACGCTTCAGAAGAGCTTAATTAATTTCAACATGCGCGATGTAGGTAAAAGTAAAGTGCACTTTGTGAATGAGGGTATAGTTGACTTGACAACGAGGCTGAAATTGAAGAAATCGCACAGGATAGTAGTGATTGACTCTTTTCAGTACATGCAAATAAGTTACAAGGAGTATATACGATTCAAAGAGCAGTTCCCGGATAAACTGCTGATATTTATTAGTCATGCTGATGGTAAAAGCCCTGAAGGGCGCAGCGCAAAGTCTGTAAAATTTGATGCCGGTTTGAAAATATATGTCGAAGGTTACAGAGCATTCTCTCACGGGAGGTACAAAGGAGCAAAAGAAGAATATGATATATGGCCGAAAAAAGCACTCAAATATTGGGGAACAGAGCCAGGAGAACAAATTTAAAACAAAAACGGAATATGAACATAACGGAAATCACTCACAAAAACCTTGTAAAGAAGTTTCACACGCTCCTAAGCAAGTACTCTATCAGAAACGAGGACAAACTAAGCATTCTCGGAGGTTATGGCGTTGAAACATCACTGGACTTGACAATTGATCAACTGGTACAGATATGCGATGCCATTGATCAGACATTTGGCACCAAGGCTGACGAAAAGCAGAAAGAACTTGACATGTGGCGTAAAAGGGTTATAGCTTCAATCTTTGCCTGGCGCAAAAGTATGGGGACACCTACTGATAACATGAACCTGGTTAAAGCTATTGCCTGCCGCGCTGCCGAGATACCGGAAGGATACGCACTAAGCAGCCGTTTTAATTCCATACCTATTAGCGACCTTAGAAGCCTGTATAACTCATTTTTGAAAATGAGTAAAAACATGGGAAAGGTTAAGGAAATGACACAGGAAATGATAGATAAACTAACAATTTTAAATTAAATGTTATGGAAAATTCAACCTATTGCGACAGATACGATGATACTGATGCAAATGATATACGGTGGTACGAAGCGGGTGTAATCCTTCTGATATTAATTTTAGTAGGCATTATTTACCTGATCCGGGAAATGGCAGTTAAACTATTTAAATATATTCAAATATGATTCAAACAAACAAAAATGAAATTTGGATTGACGAGTCGGGAACTCAGATTCCATACAAGCGGATAACAAAGTCCGAAAGATTAATGGAGGCGCATGCTTCGGTACTTGTAAAAAAGGCTACAGCAGTTAATGACCGTTTAATTGCCTTTAAAAAAGAGATTAAAAAGATTTGCGAAGATGTAGAACAGGCTTTTCTTGACGAAAACAAAATTACTCGCGACGAAAAATTCAAAGGAAATTATACCTGGTACAATTTCGACAGATCGATAAAGGTTGAGCGCTCAGTTAATGAAGTTTTGCAGTACGATGATCAAACAATTATGGCAGCTAAAGAAATTCTACATGAGTTCTTGAGTGAGTCTCTTGATAGCTCAAAAAACTTTGTAAAAGAAATGATTCTGACTGCATTTGAGAATAAAAACGGTAAGTTGGACCCTAAAAAGATTACTCCACTTACAAGGCACGAAAAGCGGGTAAATGATCCACGCTTCAGCGAAGCCTGCAACCTGATTAAAAAGGCTGAACGACGACCGGACTCAAAAGTATATTACCGGGTATCGGCAAAAAATGTGGCCGGAGCTTATGAGGCTATTGAATTGAATTTTTCTAATATATAAAAATAATCAGTTCCACACACGGAACATAAAACAAAATCAACATGCATAACTGGTTTGAATGTAAAATTAAGTACGAAAAAACCGCGGAAGAAGGTAAGATCGTAAAAGTAACTGAAACTTACTTAGTAGATGCTTTATCATTTACTGAGGCTGAGGCAAGAATTATTGAGGAAATGAGACCGTTTATTAGCGGTGAATTTACTGTAACTGCTATTCGGAGAGTTAAAATCAACGAAATGTTTTTCAACGAAAACGGCGATAAATGGTATCGTGCTCGTCTAAATTATATCACTCTGGATGAAGAAAAAGGAGTTGAAAAGAAAACAGCTGTAACTATGTTGGTACAAGCTAACGATACCAAAGAAGCTAATGCAGGAATTGTAAAAGGTATGGAAGGCTCACTGGTAGACTATATTATTGCTTCCATTACTGAAACAATGATAATGGATGTATTCAAATATGAAACGGCTGCTTAAATTAATCAGTGGAAGTACATGTTTTGTACTTCCACATAATAAAAACAATATGAGAAAACAATTATTTATCGAAGAGTCGGAAGCTCGCAGTTTATATAAAACTGCTTCACCAGAATTTAAGCAAATGCTTAACGCAACTTTTGGAAAAGAGTTTTTTGAGCTGAAAATCACTGACCGTATTAAAACGTACGAAGATGCCTGTGCTGAACTTGGCATAGCAAATCAACTTGAAGTTACGCTTAATGAACTCGGATATACACCTGACGAAATCACCCTGCGTAAAATTAAAACCATTACTGAAGCATTAAACGAAGGTTGGAAACCGGACTGGACTAATTCAGACCAAAATAAATATTACCCATATTTCCGTATGTCTTCCGGGGGCTTCGTTTTCTACGATACGTATTGCGATTACTCGTATGCGGATGCGGGTAACGCCTCGCGCCTTTGCTTTAAAAGTAGTGCACTGGCAGAATATGCTGGAAAACAGTTCTTGAATTTATATACTGATTATATTCTTTATTATTAATAACAGCCGAAAGGCATAAAATCAATTTTGCACACATGGAAAAAGAAGAAAAAACAACAATGGAAAGCATCAAAACAGTAGAAGATGCTTGCAATTCAACAGGAATGCCTGCCACTCCTGAGTTTACCGAAGCACCTGAAGAGATGCGCGAATTTCTAAAAGCCGTTTATGAGGCTGTAGTTATAACCTTAGCGCTGGTTGGCGACTGGAAACCTGATTGGAATAATAGCAACCAACAAAAATGGTATCCCTGGTTCGGCATGTCTTCCGGGGGCTTCGTTTTCAAGGATACGGCTTACGTTTGCTCGCGTGCGACTGCGGGTAACGCCTCGCGCCTTTGCTTTCCCACGGAGGAACTGGCTGAGTATGCAGGCCGACAGTTTACGGATGTTTACTCTCGAGTTATTCTGAAGTAAAATAATAAGGCTGTTTGTCTTTGTGAGGTTGTCTTCCAGGGGCTTCGTTTTCAACGATACGAATTACGATAACTCGAATGCGAATGCAGGTAACACCTCGCACCTATGCTAAAAAAAATACAAGGACAAAGGCCTTGGCACTTGCCAAAAAACAACAAAGTTCAATGTGTGCCGGTAGTCCTGCGAAAGCAGGGCGAACGCTCGCAAACGAAAAGCAAAGGAATGAAAAGATACGGAAATTTATACGATGAGGTATGCAGCGCCGGAAACCTGGCGCTGGCACACCAAAAAGCCCGAAAAGGCAAAGCGCACACATACGGTGTGAGGCTCTTTGAAAAGGAGTTGGAAAACAATATGCAGCAGCTGCGTGATGAACTGGAGGCAGGAACTTACCGGACTTCGGAATATAGCGTGTTTACGATTTACGATCCGAAAGAACGCGAGATATACCGGCTCCCCTTCAGGGACAGAGTAGTTCACCATGCCATTATGAATGTGATGGAGCCTATATGGACAAATATATTTATTCAGCACACTTACAGCTGTATCAAAGGTCGTGGAATTCATGCCCTTTCAAAAGCGATTAAACGGGATTTAAAGGATGTTGAAAACACCGGTTATTGTCTGAAAATGGATGTCAGGAAGTTTTACCCAACCATTGATCACGAAATACTGAAAAGTATTATCAGGAGAAAGGTAAAAGATAACCGGTTGCTCAATTTGCTTGATCTGATTATTGACTCAGCTCCTGGCGTTCCAATTGGAAACTATTTATCGCAGTTCTTTGCCAATTTGTACCTGACGTATTTTGATCACTGGATAAAGGAAACGAAGCGGGTTAAATATTACTACAGGTATGCCGATGATATAGTGATTTTATCAGCAAATAAGCCATATCTGCACGATTTACTGAAAGACATTGACCATTACCTGAGCAATGAGATGAAGCTGCAACTAAAGGGCAATTTTCAGGTGTTTCCAGTCGATTCACGCGGTATTGACTACGTAGGATATAAATTCTACCATACGCACATTTTAATGCGTAAATCAATTAAAAAACGGCTATGCAGGAAGGCCGCAAAACTTAACAAGAAAGACATTAACGACCGTGAATACAAAATGCAGATTGCTCCCTGGATGGGATGGGCAAAACACTGCGATTCCCGGAATTTACTAAAAACAGTACTAAATGAAAAAATTCTCTGATTTGGGTGTAAAGGCACTCGAAGATAAAAATATATTCAACGTTCCGGTGGTTTCGGTTCAGGACGTGATAAACGTAAAAATCGAAGTATTGGACTTTGAAGCAAATGTAAAGACAAGTCACGGCGATGGTAGATACATACTGAAGGTAAGGTATGAAGGAAGGGAGTGTAAATTTTTTACCAATGCAAGCCCGATAAAAAACGCACTCGACCAAATAAATAAAACCGAACTACCATTTACAACGATTATTAAACAACAAAGATTCGGTAGCGGATCGGGTAAAACATTTTATTTCACATGAAATCACAAAAACTCAAAACATACGTATTTTTTATCAGTTTGACTTACCCGGCATATCATTCCAGGCGTAGAGAACTGACAGGATTTGTAGAAAAAATTAGCAGTTCTATAAAGATTCACACTTTCCGCGGAAACTATCCACTATGGGAAAAGAGAATACAAGAAGTATTAGCGGGTAATGCCGTAATCGTCATTAAGTATCACACTTTAGGTAGATACGTGAAAGGAAATCAGCAAATAGAGTTTGCACGGTTAGACAAAAACTCCGGTATAGGAATTCAGAAAGTAATGTTTCGCGGTGAAACGATATGCAGTCCGGTTCTGATTGAAGGCGACAAAAAGACTAACTTGTATGTTCACGAAGTTTCAAAAAATGATGGCTTAACTGTTAATGATTTTGTTGAATGGTTTTACTCAGGAGCCTACGATATGAATAAGCCTTTTGCCTGCATTCATTTTACACCTTTCAGGTATGGACAAAGAACAAGCAATTAAAATTTGTAAAACAGCATCTTCGTCTAAGGATCAATTGCGGGAAGCACTTGGATGGGTATTGGGTATTGAGGTTAAACTTAAATCCGATAATGCAAGTAAGTCATCATTTAATGCCTGTAAAGAAATATTTTTTGAAGAATATAAAAAGCAGAATGAATTCGGATATATTTTTCGTGAACGGGATGGCGCTGCTTTGGCGGGAATCATTAAAAAGATTGAAAGTATAGTATCTGACCCTACTACTGAAAAGGTAGTGGAAAAAACATTTAAAATCATTGTACAGCAATTACCAGATTGGTACCGACGGAATGCATTTAGTATTCCGGTAATAAACAGCAAATTTAACGAAATAGTTACATCTATAAAGAACAACAATGGACAAGGAAAACAACCAGTTAGCAACGATTACAAAGCCAGAGTCGTTGGCGATTTACT